ATGCGCCGCTACGATCAAACGCTGCCCGGCTCAATAACTTTTTACGGAGAAAAAAGATTAGCCACGTCAATTCGTGATCCGAACGCCATTATTCGTTATCGCTCCACCGGCACAGCNACNTAAGTTGCCATTAGCAGGGAGGGGTTGGACTCTCCCTGCCTTTTTTTAACATTCGGGAAAATCAAATGATTACAGAACGCATTTTGTCGGGCATCAAGAAAACTTTGCACGAAGGCCATGCAGTCAAGATTGATTTAACCGAAGCCTCAGCCCTCACTGGTTCTGGGAACGGAATTGGTGGGCGCACATTCTTTGATAACGCTTTTGCTGCACTGCGATTTGCAAATCCAATCCGGGAATTGTCTAGGGTAATTCCTGCGGCTGGCTCTAGCGTGCAGTTTGTCGCAAAAACAGGTAACGCTGCCAACAGCACAAACCCCTGGCTTTACGCTGCAACTCCAAACACTGGCTCACCTAACATTGCTACCAGCATTTGGCAATTGCCAACCCGAGTAGTTAGTGCCAGCTTGCCCGTGCGTACAGCAGTGATGGGCGACATTAATTATTTAAATGAAACGCTTGTTGAAGACATGATGCTTGAATTTGCACAGTTAGAAGGTGCAAGCATGATCTTAAACAACGATCAAACTGGTTCTAGCACGACAAGCACAGGCAGCACGAATGGCCTACGTGGGCTAAATTATTATGCAAGCGGCTCGGCGGCTTACGGCACCAGCGGTACAGCAATTACAGACGGCATCCACACAATATTGACGGTATCGCAAAACGGCGCTGCAATTGTGTACGACGATTTGGTTAATATGGCAAAAAGTTTCCCGGCACAATATTGGAATTTACCCGGCTGCGCTTGGATGATGCATCCAGACACCATTCACGACTTGCGGCAACTTAAAGCAGCAAGCAGCGGTAACGCTAGCCGATTGTTAGCAGAAACTGGTGATGATGATGGTGGCGCAGTAAACAATATTTTTGGCTGGCCTGTAATTGCAAACCCAAACATGGAAACTATTGCGGCTGGCAAATTTACAATTTACCTTGCTAACTGGCCCCGGTTTGTAACTATTGCAGATGTTGAGGAAATGACTTTGCAAGCAATGGAGCAAAGCGCACCAGGGTTTATTACGCTGTACGCAGAACGCCGAATGGTGTCTACTGTCCGTGATCCGTTTGCAGGCGTGCGTTTGGTTGGAGTCTAACAATGTCCAGCGAAATCCTTGGCGCACAAGGTGGGGCAACCCGCAACCCGTTTAATTACTCAAAAGTTGAGCAGTTAAACCGGGATGTGGTAACGCCCTGGCTAACGCTGGAAGAAATAACCCAGCAGCTAAATCTGTTTGACGACGAAAGCCAAGACTCCTATTTGAGCAGCCTAGAACTAGCGACAAGGTTTGCCATAGAAGATTATTTGGGAATGTCCATATTTGCAATGACGTATCGGGTGTGGTACGGCGCACAGGGAACCATCACCGCACCAATGGCGTTAGATTTGCCAGCAGTCAGCCAGAATCTATATCCTACACAGGCCGGGATAACAATTAACTCAGTCGGCTACTACAACAACAGCGCACCGCCTACTCTTACCCTGCTAACAGCATCAACCTACTACTACGATGCCAGCGGCAACCGGGTTATCCTGACTAGCCTGCCGACGATCACCAGCGACATGGCAAACCCGATTGTCGTTAACTACACCACCGCCGCTAACCCGCTACAGACGTATCCTGCCATTAAACAGGCTGGTTTGCTGCTGCTGACGCACCTGTACAACCAGCGCAGCAACAGCACTGAGGCATCGCTCAAAAATATTCCGTTTGGCGTAGATACGCTGCTGCGCCCGTACAAAGAATTGGTTATGTGATGGCGATTGCACGGTTTGAAAACATTGCAATCAATAATCTAACCTTCAGCCTAACGGCTTTTGGTGAGCAAACCACAACCACGACAAAATGGTTTGACACCCGAGCCACAGTGTCGGCGGTAGGCAATAATTTAAAAATCTCGGAAAAATATCGGCTGTACGACAACCTAGTGCGGTTTCGTTTGAACTACACACCAAATATGCGGACAATTGCTAACTCGCAGCATTTGTTTTCAATTACGTACAGGACGCAAGATTGGCGCATCAATGATGTGCAGGAATCAGATGATCGAATGAGCGTGTTTATTATGTGCTACCGCAATGATCCGGTAACTGCAACATGACGGCACAGCAAAACCCTGTTACCTATGCCAGGGCCATCCAAGCGGCATTGACTACTATTGTCACGCCTGTGCCTGTCTATGCTACGTTTAACCGTAACTTTGCTACCGAACCAAAATTTGTAACTTGGATGCTGAGAAACATTCATCAGCCGGTCTACACCGGCATTTATCAAACTGTGAAAGGCATTGATACGCCAGTATTCCAAATCAGTATTTTTACCCAAGTAATTGAAGACGGTTTCACAATCAGCAATCAGATACTACAATCGCTCCACGGCTACAGCGGATTGTTTGGCGGTGCAACCTACGGCATACAGATCAGCAAGGCCGATGTGCAATGGCTTTACAACACCTACGACAACGACGAGAAACTTGGACAAGTAATCTTAGACTGCACACTAGATATACCAACCTGATAAGACAATAAATTTTTTACCCTCCCAACAAAGGAACTTATCATGGCTCTCCCGACAAAAGTGTTACCCGGCTTTACCGCCACGATGTACGCGCAACCCAGCGCAACGCCTACACCAATCACGACTGCAAACTTGAGCGTTTTGGGCAGCATTTCGCCACTGGCAATCAGCGGCAACTTGGTGCCTGTTGAAGCAATCCCGGCATTTGGGCAAGACGATGCCGTAGCCTCTTTTATGGTTGCTGGCTCCCGTCAATCCGACAAAATCCCGGTGCAATCAGCGCCTACCAGTATGTCAATCACAGCAGCTTGGAATCCAAGCGATACCGTGTTGCTGCTCTTGCGTGCAGATGCCTACAACGGGACTATTGATCGCACCTACGTGATTGCCGCAACTGATGGAACCAACACGATTTATTATGCTTTCAACGGCCGGGTTAGCCAGTGGACAATTGACAGCGCACCCGGTGCCGAGGCCAAAGTTAACTTTACGATCCAACCCCGTGGCAACCAGTACGGCTGGAGCAACACTGTATGAGCGCAATAGAGGCGGTACTGGCAGAGATGACTGCTAGTTACGGCGACCTGGCTGCGCTTGCACGGCAGCAGGTAGTCAGCGCCGAAGAAATAGCCGAGGCGCTGGCAGAGGCAGACACAGATTCAGCGGAATATGTCTGCCTCAAACTCTTGGAAAAAAATGTCCGACAAGATACAGAACACGAATGATCTGCTGAATTTTTTGGTAACTCAAGCCGAATCCCGCAAGGATTGGTTTGGGTTTACCCAGCAAAAGATGACAGGCATCCAACTGGTGCATCAGATAGCTGCAAATCATGCTGACACAATGACGCCAGAGCAGATCGTGAAATTTGTCGTAGAACTTAACAACTTAATGTACAAAGATATTATCCGAGGATGACATGAGCGTCAGCATAAAACTTGAAGGCATGGGCATTGTCCAGGCAGTCTTTCGAGAATTAGCTGACGAAATTGGCGACAAAAAGGCCAACAGCAAAATCCTAATCCCGGCAGTACGGGAAGCCATGAAACCAGTATTGGCTAAAGCAATTTTAGTTGCACCAGAGGACACTGGTGCCCTCAAACGCAGCCTACAAGTAGAGGCTAGACGCCCAAACCGCAAAGACAAGCGATCAAAGTACATTGCCAACACTGACACTGTTATCTCGCTGGTGACAACCGCATCAGGGAAAAAATTAGCCAAACTGGGCATAAAAAGCGATGCTAGAGCAATGGCTCAAGAATTTGGAACCGCACGCAATCCAAAACATTCTTATTTGCGTGTTGCGTTAGAATCTGAATCGCAGAGTACAGTAAACACTCTTGCCCAAATACTGGCAAGACGGATTGACAAATACAAGAAAGCAAATCTATGACAAGACTATCCAGCGCACTGGGAACAGGCGCAGAATTCCGCATCAAGAAGTTTGAACTGGGAGGCCATGCCTTCCGAGTGCGAGTGCCACTGGTATCTGAAAGCGATGCTTTGCACAGCCGCATCATCAAACCTGACAGCGCAGCAATTGACAAAATTTACGCTGATTTGACAAAATCTCTAGACGAATTTAAAACGTTAAAAAACGAAGAATTAGTTTTTACAGAAAACGATGTTGTCGTGTCTGGGCGCTCAATGCGAGAGGCCGCTACAAACAAGGCAATGATGGAAGCTAGGATTACCGAAATGATTCGCCTGCTCCAGCCAGAAAATCCGGCTAACACACTGGACGACATTACCTACGCTGAGATTGAATTGGAATGGCCTTTGAGTGTTCAGTTGGCCCTGGTAGAAAAGATCAGTGAAGTTGTCAGCCCAGGCTATAAGGAGAACCGGGGAAACTGATTGGCTCGTTGAGAGAACAAGTCGCAGCGGCGATGGTCTTCAACGGGCATACACCAGAATCAATTGCTGCCCTAGATCAAATCACCATGCTGCAAATCCAAACAATGTACGCTGACGGAATAATTGGCAATCATGGCCTGCTGGCGCAGCTTGCGGTATTGACAACCGGCGTGTTTAACTACATCCGTCCTCCCCACGCAGCCCCGTACAGGCTTGCAGGCACGCTCGGCGCAGTGCATGACTACCTTTACCCTCCAGCCAGCCAAGAACAGCTTGCAGCGCAGGCCAATGACAGCCTGTTAGCGTTTATGGTGCAAGCACCGGGTTTTAATTCGGAGAAATTTAATCATGGCTAACATTGCTCGACTTGGTGTAGCCCTTGGTTTAAACAGCGCCGAATTTGTTACTGGTATAGATGCCGCATCTAGAAAATTAGATAACTTTGGCGCAGCAGCAATTGGCATGGCTAAAAATGCTGTGGCAGTGTTAGCTGCTGCCTTTGTTGCTGCGACTTTTAAAGCAGTTGCGTATGCTGATGAAATTGCAGATGTAGCAGCAGCGAATGACATTGCAATTGACTCAATTATCAAATTAACCAATGCTTTGGAAAATTCTGGCGGCAAAGGTGAAAACGCTGGAAAAATGATTGCCAGCTTTACGGACTTTGTAGACAAGGCTGCAAAAGGCTCATTTGAAGGACAAAAAACTTTTAGCGATCTAGGCATATCACTCCAAGACATTGGCAGTATGTCTACGCAGCAGTTGTTGCAAAAAACAACTCAAGCAATAGCAGACATGGAAGATCCACTAACCCGAAACGCTCGGGCTGCTGACGCATTTGGAAAATCTTCTAAAGGCGTGGACATGGTTGACTTTGCTAGAGGTTTGAGAGAAGGCACTGGCGCAACCCTTGAGCAAGAGCAGGCAATCAAAAATGCAGCAGAAGCATTTGACACTTTTAGGAGCATCGGCAGAGATATTGCCCTGTTAATTCTTACCTCAATTGGGCCGCAATTAAAAGCTGTTGCCGATTACATGAAATTAGCATCATCTGAAACCAGTGCTTTCGGTGTTGTTTTTGGTTCAGTTTTTAAAACAATTGCACATGGAATGTCAGACTTGGCATTTATAACTAAAGGTTTTTCAGATGATATTGCACACGCAATAAAAAGTTTAGAAACTTTAACCTTATATTTAATGATAGGGAAATTATCAAAAGGCTTTGACAAATTTGCTCAAGACGTAAAAGAATATAACAAAAAACGTAAACAAGCTAGAGAAGAATTAGATGCATTTCAACAGCAATTATTAGGCAATGAAACAAAAGCACAACGCATGGGGGCGGGTTTCCAAGATCCTCGGATTGTCACGCCAGATGATGATGTACAACGTGAAGTAAAAACCCCAAAAGAAGTTTTTGCAAAGAATTTTGAATTAGAAAAAGCAAGATTGGCAAATCAATATGCCGTTACAAATAATCTTATTAAAAGTTATGAAGCAGAAGCTAATCAAATAAAGCAAGATCAAAACAAAGCGTATGCAGAAGCAAGATTAGAAATAAAACAAAAAAACATTACCGAAGAAAATAAATTTGAATCAATAAATGCCAACATATTAAAAGAAAAATTGTTAAGCATTGATAAAAATTATCTAGAAAAAATAGCGGCATTGAAATATAAATACAAACAAGAAACAATTAAAAAAGAATTTGACTTAGACAAACTCAGATTAGAAAATGAATTTTCTGCAATAATAAAATATAAAGATGACGAGGGCAAATTACAATTTGCATTTCTTAGCGAAGAACTCAAAATAGAACAAGAATATAAAGGCAAAACAGCGCAAGCAATTTTAGCAAATAAACAAAAA